GCGGGAATCGCTGATGAGCAGGGAAGTCAGTCCCTCGGGCTCGGTGCTTACGCTACCGGAGTTGCCGGTGACGAGGAGGTCTTCCAGCTTGCGGGCGATGGATTTTGCCATCTTGGAAAGCAGGACGGCTTCCTGGGACTGGACATTGTCCACGGTCTGCATGGCGAAGCGGTCCAGCGGATGCTGGATGCCCACGGTGGTCAGCGAGACCGTCTTCTTGGTGTAGGTAGGCTCGGTGTCGGACCATGTGTCACCCACGGTATGGGTGGCGGCGGCACCGAGTGTGCTCTCCCGGTTGTAAACCAGGGAGTTGCCTGAGAAGGAACGGAATTGTAGGAATGGGGCCAGCTCGGATGCCGTGATGATGTTGTCGAAAACACCGGCTATGACATCGTCGTTGGCCAACTTCTGGTATTCAGAAAGAGTTGGCATTTGATTACCTCTAGAGTGGGTTTTGTCGGTTTCTCAGACCCCGCTCAATGAGAGCGGAACCATGGAGGTCTTCATTGCCCCCAGCTATGGCAGAGCCTGTGTCCAGGTCGTTGACGCCAGCCTTTTCCAGGGCCTTCTTTGCCGATTGCTTCGACTCCTCACGGAGCGATTTCTTCTCGGCATCAGACTTGCGCCTTTCTTCCTGAAGGACCATTCGCTGGGCATCTATCTGAGTGTCATAGACCTCATCGTAGTTGCCCTGCTGGGCCTTGTTCCAGGCAGCTTGCCATTGGGTCTGAATCTTGGTGGCATCCTCCTCACTGATGAGAAGGTTGCCTTCCTCGTCCTGTACTGTCGATAGGAGGCGGGCCTGCTCTTTGTCGTACCGGCCATTCCAATCACGGTCAGCCTGGTTCTTAGCAGCCTCCTGGTTTATCTGGGATATCTGGCTCTGGAACTCGTCACCGCCCTGGAATGACTCCATGGTAACGGTGAGCACCTTCCGCATAGCCGCTATCTCGTCTCGAAAACCAGCTAGTTCCGCATCCCTGTCCGATTCCTTCCGGCGTAACCCGTCCCTGGACTTCTGGTCGTTCTGTAGCTTGCTGACCAGGGCCTCCAGCTCCTCGGTTTTGGCCTTGTAATCGGGTTCTTCCTGGGGCTCCTCATTAGTTTGAGGCTCCTCAGTCTGAAGTTCCGGTATCTGGGTATCCAGTTGTTCCTGCATGATGCTCCTTATAGGAGGGATCACTTGTTAGATAGTAAACATACTTCGGCTGAAAAGTCTACGGGGACGTAGCGCCCACTGGCTCGGCCAGCACTCCTTGCTCGGCAAGCGGGTCCTGTACCTGGCGCTCCCTCTCCAGCTCCTGCTGTTCGTAGATGCCCAGGGTCTCAGCCTCCAGGCCAGCCACAGTATGGGGGGTCTCGGCATATCCCCAGGTGATAAGGGTACCCTCGATCCCACTATCCGGGTCATCTCTCATACTGACCTTGAGTGAACGCCAGGTCTTCAAGATAGGCTCCAGATTGTAGCTGTACAGGTCATTCTCCAGGATACGTCGCTGCTTCTGGTTGGCGTCTAACCATTCCTCGAAGGCTTCCACCTCTATCTCGTCATGGAAGCCCTTGGCCTCCTCGGTCAGCGCCCAGTAGGGACGGAGCACCTCCCTGGCTTCACGGAGCTCAGCTATTATAGGAGGCTCACCCTCCCGGAGCAGGTTCTGCATCCTCTGGATGAGCTCCTTGCCTGCCCCCTCCTTGCCAAGCTTACGGTCATAGTCATCCTCCAGACTCTTCATGATAGACTCGGCCCTCTCCCAGTCATATTCCCCTGTGAAGCGGTTGGTCAGGTCTGCCGAGAGGAACTTGTCTATGTAATCGTTCATGGCCTGGTTCTCGATATGCTCTTTGTCCCGCTTCTCCTTATCGTTTTCCCGTTCCTGGAATACCTTCTGCGCCTCAACGGCTTCCTTGGACTCCAGGAACTTGTTCCGGGCTCCCCTGGCCTCGGCATATATCTTGGGTAGGGCCTCACGGAACTCCTTGCCCCTGCCATATAGGGTAGCCCTGCCTCTTACCTGGGTCCACATGTCATCCTTGATGCGGTCCATGTTGTCCCGGTAGTTGCGGGTGATCAGGTTCTTCTCCCGCTGGTTGCGCTCTATCTTGCCGGTGATATCCTCCAGCTCGGCCTGGCGCATGACCTCTTTCTGCTGTTCTACGTTGAGCTCACTCCAGTCCATCACCCGCTCATTAGGGCCTAGCTGTCGGAATCCAATGCGCTCCTGGGCCGCTTGCCAACCGGAGCTGAAGGAGCCTTTCTCCTTGACGAAGCCCAGACGGAGCATGGCCTGGTTGCGGGCCACTTCCCGCTCGTCGTAGACATTGCCCGCCGAGGTGCGGGCACCTAATTCAGCGGCCAGTAGCGTGAGGGCTTTCTCGCCCTCCAGCTTGCCCTGGATGACGAAGGGCACACCCTGGGTCCCTATGTGCTTGGCCAGGTCCAGGTCACCGTCTATCTCCTCGTAGGGCAGGGCGTCTCTTCCTGTGATCCGCTCCGCAACAGCCCCTACAGTCTCGGTTATGGGAGCACCCCTGCCGCTGAGGAACTTGAGCAGGGGGTTGTTGTAGCGGTCCATACTGATGAGGGAGCTGGGCTCCGTGAAAGCACCTATGGTGATACCCGCCAGTAGCTGGGAGATGGCACGGACCTGGCCCCCCACTCCTATCCAGTCGTCACCTATCTTGTGGGATAGGAAGCGCTTGCCGTTGAGCGGGTTGAGACCAGTCTTGATGTCCTCCCAGTCCTTGCCTAGAGCGAAGCCGGTCATCACATAGACGCTGGTTGCGCCAGAGGCCAGTACGGCGAGGGAGCGGGCTGCTCGTCTGCCAACCGGGCTGGTAGGGTTGAAGGTGGCATCCTTGACCAGGGCCACGGTTGAGCGTAGCAGGCGGGGGGAGAAGGCCAGGAACATGCCCTCGACGGCCCTCTGTGCAGGTCCCACACCCAGAGCACGGGAGTCCAGTGCGCCGGTCAGGTTGCGTATATGCTGGGCTATCTCAGCCTCAGCTGTAGCTTTCAGGGCGGGATCGGCGCTGTCTATGTTCTTCCAGCTCTGACGCATACCCTTGAGGAGCTGCACCCTGGACCAGCCCAGACCTACGTTGTAGGAGGCCATGAACCTGCCGAAGGACTGACGGCCACCCCAGCGCATAACGTCTCGGGTCTCCTTGCCCACCTTGGGGATATACTCCATGAGCGCTCCTGGGGAGAAGCCCTTGCCAGCTTGCAGTGCGGCGAAGAACTCAGGGTCTCCCACGGACACGCTGTGCTGGGCCAGCCACTGGTACTCAGCCATGTTCTCCCTGATGAGTCGGCTCTGGACAGCGGGGTCAAAGAAGGCCTGGTAGTGACGCAGGGTGGCACGGGACCAGGCGGCTGGGTTGGTGGCCAGCACGGGCAGGCCCTGGATGAAAGGCATGGCGAAGTCCAGTGAGGCTGAGAGGAACCGGACGGAGTTACCGAACTGCTCGAAGGACTGGAAGACCTTGTCGCTTATGTGCTCATCCCCCAGTACCAGGGGGAGTCTCTTGTTGAGCAGGTCGGCGTCCTCACGCCGGAAGAACTTTCCACGCCAGGTGGCTATGGCGATGTCGTCGGGCTGGTTCACCCCCCAGAGTTCGCTGGGAGAAGCTTGGGCCTTTCTGGCGGTTGCGAGTTCATCCAGGTACTTGGTCTTGGATAGCTTCCATGTCATGTCAGCGGAGTTGAGCTCGGTCTTGAGGGCGTCCTGATAGTCAGTGAGTATCTTCATCCTGGCCTTGAGCTTATCCTCAAGATTGGAAGCTGTACCCTCCATCTTGCCCTCGACACGCTCCCTGGCCTCGACCCTTTTGAGTTGTTTCTTGGCCTCGCTTATCTTGCCCATGATGCGGCCACGGTTGGCGGCATACTTGAGGCCTTCGAATACCTGGTCGGGCTGTACCTCCCCTGTGAGGGAGATGCCTGGGGACTCCTCGAAGGGCAGGTTCTCCAGGTCGTTGATGACCTTATTCAGTTGGTGGACATGCCTTATGCTGTATGACCGGGACCGTCTCAAGCCTGATTCACGAGCACCCGTAACCTTGACGTGACCCAGGACCGTCTTGAGCGCCCGCTGGGTCTTGCGAAGCTCCACTTCCAGGCCTGACTTGAGAGCCCAGGCTTCCTGGTAAGCAGACCGGGTGGGCTTGGAGACGAGGTCGGTGGCCGTGATGGACAGGGGCTCCAGGGCGTCGTCCAGTTGCTTCTTGGCTACCTTGCTGTAGGCCCAGCGCAGGTGAAGTTCCAACACCTTGCGGGGGTCGTTGGAGTACCGGACGCCCTGGTTGAGGAAGCCCTCGGTGGCGTCGTCTATGTGGCGGCGTATGTCGGGGTCGGAAGCACCACGGATCAGGACGCCTCTTATCTCGTCTACCGAGCGGGGGACGTAGTACTCACCCTGGGTCCTGGACCGCATACGCTGGTTGATGCCATGGAAGTCCAGCAGGGCGGGAATCTCCACGTTGGTCACCTGGTTGTAGTCCTTTATGAACGCCTGTTGAGCATCGGTGAGGTCGTACCTGTCGGGATGTTCCAGGACGTTGTACCAGAGCTGCTTGGACGAGGTGCCGTTCTTGAGCTTGAGGCCTTTCCAGAAGCCATCACGGTCCAGAGGGAGTAGATGGCTGCTGCGCCCGAGCTGGCCTCCCTTCCAGCCCTTGCCCATGTGGAAGTCGAAGACCGAGCTCATCACCGTACTGACCATCTCATCGGAGGATATGCGCTGCTGCATGAAGCCTAGATAGGCCTTGCCCACGTCACTGTCCATGGCGGCACCGGGGTTTACGCCCGTCTTGGCCAGGAATTGGCGCATAGCGGGGCTGTCCACGGTCTTTACTGAGGCTATACGCTCGGACAGGTCTAGTAGAGGGGCTACGAACTCGTTGTGGGCCGCTGCGCTCTCCAGGCCAAACTCCTTTATCATGTAGGAGCGGTCCTGGCCCAGGAAGACATCCTCTACCATCATCCCCTCGTAGGGGGTCTGCTCGAACTCCTCCAGCATAGAGGCCCGTCTGGCACCGCTGATGTCCACATCGACAGCTCCCTCGGGGATGAGGGTACGTCGAAGTGGATCGGTCTGAGTGGAAGGCATGGAACGGCTGGATAGGGCGGCTTCCTGACTGAGCTTCTGAGATTCCGGGGTCTTGGTAATCAACCCTGCCTTGTCCCTGGTAAGCGTGTTTAGGCGCTCCCTTATCTTGGCAGCTTCATCCACGTTACCGGCGTCGGCTGCTTTCTTCATGCGCCTTTTGCCTGTATTGAGGGCCCTGTTTATCTGGGTAAGGCGCTGGTTCTCCCAAGGAGACAGGTTGGGCCTTGCCTTGGTTGATGCCCTGGCTATGGGGACAGTGATGCCTCCTAGTTCACTGGCATAGACGATACCCCGGAGCAGCGACTTGGCAGAGCCATAGACGATGGTGGGGTCATATAGGGCACCTTCTGCCATGTTCTGGTACCAGGGCAGTGTACGGCTGGTCTCCACAGACTCGTTCATGAACTCATATAGGTTGGACCGGCCAGCCAGTAGTCTGCCCGTGTCGGTGGTGGGGTTCCGGATTAACTCCAGTATATTAGTTGCCTGCTCTATAGCCAGAAGGGGTGGTGTCACTGCTTTAGGGAGACTGGAGATAGGAGTTATCTCGGCTCCAAACCTGGCTATAGGGGTAAAGGTACTCTCTAGCGCCCCCAGTGGTCCCGTGGCCAGGCCCAGGAGGTTCTGCCCCAAAGACTGGGACTGGACTTGGGCAGCTCCGACGCTCAGTTCCCCGAAGGGTGGGAATGAAGGCTCCTCTTGACGGAACGCAGCCTTCGGGTACTGCTCCTGTATGCGCTGGAGCGTGGTGTCGGCGTTCAGTTGGCGCTCGGTCAGGGTTATCTCGGGGGGAGCTGATACTGGTGCCTGGGTTGCCGTAGGGAACAGCCTTGGCGGGGCTCTCCAGCTCTCGTCCTCCTCCGTTACATCTACGCCAGTCTCGTTCCTGCGGAGCGTCTCCTGACGGAATCGGTTACTACGGGCGCTGTTGAAGTCCTCCAGGGTCAGGGGCTGTTGTCGGGCCTGCTTGTCCTGTAGGAACTCACCCTCCGTTATATCCTCGTCCATGGGGGCAAAGCGGTCCCAGGAGCCCATGCGAGGGGGGCGCTCTGGCTTAGGGAGCTCTAAGGCAGGCGGG